CACCCTTCGGTCAAAGATTTGGGTTTTGCGATGGCGAATTCTGAAGTCGTCCACAACATGGCGTACGAGAAGTTGCTCGATGTCCTTCAACTCACTCACGTATTTGAGAAGAACCTGAATGAAGAAGTCATCCGCGGGCGCGTGAATTACCTCAAAAAGTATCTTGATCGGATCTACACCGATGACCGCAAACAGTACATTTACTCGATCGCCCTGTTCACCCTGTTCGTCGAGAATGTGAGCTTGTTCTCGCAGTTCTACATTGTCCTGCATTTCAACCGCACTCGTGGATTGCTCAAGGACGTGGCTCAGCAGGTTCAGTATACGATGAAAGAAGAATCCCTACATTCACAGGTCGGGATCAAGCTGATCAACACGCTCCGCGAAGAGTATCCGGATCTGTTCGATGAAGAGCTCGAGGCCCGGATCTCGGAAGAGTGTGTCGAATCCCTGAAAGCGGAAAATCGGGTCATCGATTGGATGATTGGAGATTATGCGGTCGATGGGCTCGATGCCGACATCTTGAAGGCATTCGTTGCCAAGCGGATGAAGGATTCACTCGAGCAGATCGGTTTCGATCACTCACAGATCAAGGCGGACAAGGGTCTGGTTGATCAGACATTCTGGCTCGATGAATCACTTCTTGGGGCGACCATGACTGATTTCTTCCAGAAGCGCCCTGTCGAATATTCGAGGGGTCAGGGGATTGGGGCAGACGAACTGTTCTAGCGACCTCTTTTTGCTGAGGCACCATTGATATGAATTATTATGATCACAACACTAAACAAACTACGGAGACACGCATGAGTTTCGATTGGCTCAACAAAGATTCGCGCACATTTCTTTCTCGGGGGTATTTGAAATCAGGTCAGTCGGCAGAGGACAGAATCCGCGAGATTGCGGACGCTGCCGAAAAAGTCCTTGACTACCCGGGATTCGCTGACAAGTTCTACAACTATATGGGCGAGGGGTATTATTCACTGTCTTCTCCTGTGTGGGCGAATTTTGGTATCAAGCGGGGCCTTCCGATCTCATGTAATGGTGTATATGTTGGTGATTCCGTACCCTCGATTCTTGGTAAGGTCGCGGAAGTAGGGATGCAGACCAAGCACGGGGCCGGTACCTCTGGGTACTTTGGGGACATCCGCCCGCGGGGCAAGAGGATCAGTTCGGGTGGTACTGCCGATGGTCCTGTGCACTTCATGAACATTTTCGAGACTGCGACATCGATTGTCTCACAGGGCAACGTGCGCAAAGGGTCTTTTGCCGCGTATGTCGATATCGAGCACCCTGACGTCGAAGAATTCCTTGAAATCCGTGAAGTCGGGCATTCGATTCAGGATATGTCGATCGGTCTGTGTATCGGGGATGAATGGATGGAAGAAATGATCGCGCAGGGTGAGGCGGTCAAGGCCAAGGAACTCGCCCCGAATGATGCCGACAAGCTCCAGCTTTGGGCCCGGATCATGCGCAAACGCAAGGAATCAGGATACCCGTATTTCTTCTTTCGGGATAATGTGAATAATCTAAAGCCCAAGGTACTCAAAGACAACAATATCCCGATCTATGCAAGTAATCTCTGCTCAGAAATATGCTTACCGTCCTCGGATGATGAATCATTTGTGTGTAACTTAGCATCCATGAATCTTCATACGTATGACCGTTGGAAGGATACAGACGCGGTCAAGATCATGACGTACTTCCTCGATGCGGTGATGACCGAGTACATCGAAAAGACCGAAGGGGTTCCGTACATGGAGGCCTCGAATCGATTCGCCAAGCGCTGGCGGGCCCTTGGGATTGGGCAGCTTGGATGGCACACGTACCTGCAGTACAAAATGATCCCGTTTGAGTCCTTCCAAGCGATTTCTCTTGCGACCGAGATTTCTGAGCACATCGATCGGGAATCTCTCAAGGCGTCGAAGGAGATGGCTGACCGATTCGGCGAGCCGGACGGGATGATCGGGTACGGTGAAAGGAACCTGACGCGTTGTGCAATTGCACCAACGACATCTTCGTCTTTCATTCTCGGTCAGGTATCCCCGTCGATTGAGCCGTTGCGTTCAAATTACTTCGTCAAGGATCTGGCGAAGGGCCAGTTCACGTTCAAGAACCCGTACCTTGCCCGTGTGCTCGAGTCCTACGGGAAGAACGACGAAGAGACTTGGATGGATATTCTCACCCACGACGGGTCTGTGCAACATCTCGACTTTCTCGGGGATACCGAAAAAGAAGTGTTCAAGACATTCGACGAGATCACCCCGATGACGATCGTACAGCAAGCGGCTGCTCGGCAGACCTACATCGATCAGGGCCAATCCCTGAATCTGATGATCCCACCGGATGCCCCGGCCAAGGATGTCAATCAGTTGGTCATCGAAGGATGGAGACTTGGAATCAAGACCTTCTACTACCAGCGTTCGGCTAACCCGGCGCAAGAACTGGTGCGCGACATCATGAATTGCGCGTCGTGTGAAGCCTGATGAGTGTCGTAATCTGGTCCAAGGACAATTGCTTTTACTGCCATATGGCAAAAGGACTCCTTGCCCGCGAAGGGATCGAGTATGAAGAGCGGAATATCGAATCAGGTGACTGGTCTCGGGCTCAAATGCTCGAGGCCGTACCTGACGCCAAAACCGTCCCGCAGATTTTCTTTGGTGAGGAGCACGTTGGTGGTTTTACTGAATTGCAAGAACACTTGAGGAGTTCTCGATGATGGATGAATACATCAGACAGACATTAGCTGGTGAGTGGGATCGTCAGAATCAGACTCTCGAGCTCATCGCGTCCGAGAATTTCGCATCTCATTACGTACGCGAGCTATGTGGTTCAGTATTCACGAACAAGTATGCCGAAGGTTATCCGGGTCGCCGATACTACAACGGGTGCGAGCAGGTCGACAAGATCGAATCTTATGCGATCGATCTGGTAAGAAGATTGTACAATTGCAATTATGCGAACGTTCAACCACACTCCGGCGCCAACGCGAACACCGCCGTGTATCAGGCGTTCCTCAAACCCGGGGACACAATCCTCGGGATGGATTTGGCTTCCGGTGGCCATCTTTCTCATGGTGCCAAGGTCAACCAGTCGGGCAAAACCTATAATGCAGTCGCTTATGGGGTCGTCGATTCAGGGCGTATCGATTATGACCAAGTGCGTGATCTTGCGAGAGAGCACAAGCCCCGAATGATTATCGCCGGCGCATCAGCGTATCCTCGCCAGATTGCTTGGCGGACTTTCCGTGAAATTGCCGACGAGGTTGACGCGTATCTGCTCGTCGATATGGCACACTATTCCGGGCTTATTGCCGGTAAATCATATGTAAGCCCCGTACCATTCGCGGATGTGGTCACATCAACCACACATAAAACCCTTCGTGGTCCACGTGGCGGGATGATCCTTTGGAACAACCACGAATACACAAAGCGGATCAATTCTGCCGTATTCCCGGGTACGCAGGGTGGACCGCTGATGAATATCATCGCCGCTAAGGCTCAGTGCTACCGCGAGGCACTCGATCCTTCTTTTTCTGTATACACCGATGCAGTAGTCCGTCACGCACGGACTATGTGTCAAGAATTCCGTCGTCTAGATATCCCGATCCTGACTGACGGAACCGATTCTCACATCATCCTTATCGATCTATCCGGGAAGGACAAATCGGGAAGAGAAGTTGCCGACGAGCTCGAGACGCGTGGGATCACGGTCAACAAGAATGGCGTACCTAATGACCCGAGACCATTCACCGAGACATCGGGCATTCGAATTGGTACAGCGGCCGAGACAACCCGACTCGGGAGTGGCGCAGATGATACATTCCGGGAAATTGCACAGACCATCGCAGAGGTAATCAATGGAACAGCTACTTGATCCTATTTTACTGTCGCGAGTTCAATTCGCATTTGTAGTATCCTTTCATGCGATCTTCCCGGTCTTCTCGATCGGTATTGCATCGTTTGTCGCGCTGCTCGAGGCACTATATTACAAGACAGGGGATGAAGCATATGCCCGACTGTCGGCATTCTGGACCAAGATTTTCGCTATCGCATTCGGAATGGGAGTCGTGTCTGGTATTGTCATGTCGTTCCAATTCGGGACTAACTGGTCGCAATTCGCGTACGCGACCGCCAATTTCCTTGGCCCTGTCCTGTCATATGAGGTGATCACGGCGTTCTTCCTTGAGGCTGCATTCCTCGGAGTCCTGTTGTTTGGGCGAGATCGAGTACCCAAGGGTGTCCATCTGTTTGCCGCGTGTATGGTCGCGCTCGGCACGTTTATATCTTCGTTCTGGATTCTGGCAGCGAATTCTTGGATGCACACGCCGGCAGGAGTCGAGGCCATCAATGGCTCTTTCCATGTAACCGATTGGACAGCGGCGATTTTTAATCCGTCTTTCCCATACCGATTTGCACACATGGGGGTCGCATCATTCCTGACCGGTGCATTTGTCGTGGGTGGCGTGTCATCGTGGTTCCTGATTCGTGGAGTTGATACACTTGCTCACCGAAAGGCCCTGTCAATGTGTCTGTGGCTGATGCTATTCTTAGCTCCCGCACAAGTTCTGATTGGTGACTTTCATGGACTGAATACGTTGGAGCATCAGCCGGCGAAAATCGCTGCGATGGAGGGGAATTGGGAGACGCAGTCGAATGTACCACTCTTGTTGTTTGCGATCCCCGATCAGGAGAATCAGACCAATCATCTCGAACTTGGTATCCCATCACTCGCGTCGATCATCCTCAAGCATGAGGCCGATGGTGTAGTACCCGGGCTTGATATTCTGCCGGTCGAAGAGCAACCACCCGTCGCGGCGGTGTTTTGGTCATTCCGCGTGATGGTCGGGATCGGTGTTCTGATGGTCCTTGCTGGTCTGTGGGGACTGATCGCACGACTTCGTGGGACGATCAATCAACCTTGTGTTCTGCATCGGTTCTTGGTGCTGATGATCCCGGCACCATTCATTGCAGTCCTCGCTGGATGGTTTGTCACCGAGATCGGGCGGTCCCCTTGGCTTGTCTATGGGCATATGCAGTACGCTGAGGGGATAACGCCTTCTCTTTCTGGGCCGTTAGCACTGACTAGCCTTGTCGGTTTTGGTATGTTATACTTGGTGGTATATGCATCAGGATTATATTATATCACCAAGACAGTTAAGGCGGGTACTTCAGATGGCTAACTACATGGTCTATAGGGTTCTGCAAACCGGGGATCTCGAATTCTACGGGAAAAAGAGCAGATGGTTCAGCGATTGGACCCGCGCCAAGCTATACGATTATGATGGCGCCAGAAGCGTCAGGGCGTTGATCCAAAGCAACTGGCGCAAAAATCCGAGGGATTTCGCTGGAGTTAGCAAGGTGGATTATTGTAGCACCCATTGACAACAATGCCGCCCCATGGTATAATAAAAGTGTAGTCAAGACGAAGGATATTAGATCATGATTTATTGGGGCGAACACGTCGTATTTCAGCGGTATAAGAATTTTGAAACTCAAAAGACTGATCATTTGTACTTTGCCGGCCGTGGTAAGTGGGTTACTGATCCTTCGAATGCCAAGATCTACAAAACGTGGCACTCGGCTTGTGTTGTGAAGGGTATGATGCAAAAACGTCTTTATGAAGGTGCTGACGAATTCCAATACACCTATAGCTTTGGAACCCTTAAGGCCACCGATTAAGACACCCATTGACACCAGTGTCGACACATGGTATAATGTAGTTTTTGGTTGATGAAAAGCGGAGTCCACATGATGATCAAGAATCGAAATCAGTTAGCCAGAATTCTGCGTGAAAACGATTTGGCCGATAAGGTGATTATCCACCACTACAACGAAGTCGAAATCTACCTCCAAGACGAGGAAGGTTATACCGATTACGGTGCTACGGATGACACTTTCAACGAGGTCACCAAGCTCCTCGGTTGGGGTGGATTTTCTACCGGGTACGGTGGTTGGATCTTGAAGCAGAACTTTCAGGACTTGGGAGATTGGAATGACAAATCAAGCCGTTGGCACTACTGAAGCTATGGAAACCGTCAAGGAATACGGTGAAAAAAATGGCATCACGGGGATCTACGAGATCCTCAATCGGATGTCCGAGGACACCGATTCCTTGACCCCTGAACAAATCCGTGCGATGACGATGGTCATGGTAGAACTTTCCGCCCCCGATCTGTGGTAACAGGTTTGGGGATCGCGGGGACTAAATAGCCGAGAAATCAATATACTGGAGGCTATAATGACTAAATGTATGTCCTGTGAAGTATCCTTCGACGTCACTTTCGAGGAAGTCGACGCGGAGCTCAATTTTTGTCCCCAATGCGGTCAGGTTATCATCGAAGACATCGAGTTGATCGAAGATTCCTTCGACATCGACCACGACATCTTGTACGATGACGAAGCCGAATAATCATTCAAACTTGATAAATACTCTCGAGAATAATTATATGAGAGAGTGTTTATCATCATGTCCGAGTGGATTTATGAAGGCCGCGAGTTCGAACCCCCCGAAGATTTCAACCCCAAGACCCTATACGGATTCGTGTATCTCATCGAGAATCTCGCGAATGGGCGCAAATATATCGGGAAAAAATTGATGTGGGCCTCCAAGAGTTACCAGCTCAACAAGCGTAAACGGCGCCGGAAAGTCGAATCCGACTGGCGAGATTATTTCGGGTCATCCGAAGAACTCCTCGGGGATGTCGAAAAATATGGTCCCGAGAACTTCCGTCGTACCATCCTTCATCTTTGCACCACCAAAGGGGAGTGTTCATACCTCGAGGCCAAAGAGCAATTCGCTCGGGACGCTCTGTTGTCCGACGAATACTATAATTCATGGATCTCCGTCAAAGTCCGTAAATCCCACGTCCCCCATATGCTCGCGGAATAATTCTACCCCATTGACAACATATTCTGGGTATGATATAATAAAAGGGTAGTCAAGAAAAAGAGATGTTAGATATGACCTACCGGATCAAGCCAATTGAAATGATGGACGCTGACCAGATCGCTATCCATGTTCGCTGCGGCGACATTACGATGGCACAGGCCGAGGTGATTCATCACCCCAATCGCATTCGAGCTGCTAAACGCCGAATCGCGGATGTTGAGCAAATCGAAGAAGACCATCGTAATGCTCCTTGTATTAGCACCAAGGAAATGCTTGATATGGTGATGCGGTGATTCTACCTCACCGCTTTTACCCCATTGACACGTATAACCCACTGTGGTATAATAAAAGGGTAGTCAAGGGAAAAATGACAATTGAGGTACTCGAAATGATGAACTTCACTAGCGCGATTAACATCCTACGCGGTTATGCCGCAAATGAGCTTGGTGTCAACAGCAACGGCGTCCCTGAAATCATCGAAGCTGTCCAGCAGGATGACACCGATATCTCGGAAATCCCGATGGACGTACGACGAGCCTACCGCGTCGTGATGGGGGATTTGAGCAAGCTTCTTGGTTAATTTGGTTACAGGAGATCATATCATGAGCAACGAATTCAATAAGGTACTTGGGATGTCAGCTGAATACTTGGCGACTGCCATCGAAAGCAACTCCGATGATATCGTCGACATCGTGTTCGACAATTACTCAGCCGGCGAAGATGAGCAGAATGAGGTTGCCGAAAACGTCGAGCGGGTCTTGGTGGATCTTCTCCGCGATGTTGCCGCCAATCCCGACAAATACCGGGGACAATGATTGATCCGTGGGTTTCCCCATGGTACAATAAAATTTTTATGATGGAGATATGATGATGCGTGAAGCTACTAACAAATTGCTCGAGATGGTTGAAGAAGGGATCGTTGACAAAGACTACGTGATCATGGCTTGTGTCAAATACATGTCAGAAGACGATGTCGCGGACATGATGCAACTCAACGATTTGATGATCGACGACGAGGAAGATGACGATGAAGATGCCTGATATGATGTTCAAGATTGCAGCAATTATCTTTATGACCGGAATTGTGGTGGCCTTGGGTGCCGAGGCCCACTCCGATATGATTGGTTTCATGCTCCAGATCGCGATCGGTCTTTGTGTAATGACCATCGGGGTCATTATCGGAGCTCCTTATGTCGACGACAAGGATACGGATGCATGATTCTAGTCGATTTTAATGGTGTGGCGATCGGGTCTATCGTATCTCAGAATCTTGAGGTCGATGAAGATCTGATTCGCCACACGATACTAAACACGCTCCGAGCGGTCAACAAACGATTTCGATCCAAGTATGGGGGCATCGTAATCGCGTGTGATTCGAGATCATGGCGCCGGGATTATTTCCCGAATTATAAATATAAGCGCCGGAAATCCAAGCGCGAGGATTCCAAGGACTGGGATGAGATCACCCGGATCGCGAATCAGATGCTCGATGAAATCCGCGAGAATTTCCACTACAAAGTCATCAAGGTCGAGGGCGCCGAGGCTGATGATATCATCGGGGCGCTGGCGCTTGAGGCACAAGAATTCGGGCGCGGTGAAAACGTCTTGATCATCTCGGCCGATAAAGACTTCTTGCAGCTCCAGAAGTTCAAGAACGTCGATCAGTATTCTCCGCACAAGGGCGAGTTCGTCCGAGAGCAAAATCCCCGGACATTCCTGTTTGAGCACATTCTCAAGGGCGATTCCTCTGATGGCATCCCGAATGTCCTGTCGGATGATGATATCTTCTTGCAGGAAGGTACCCGTCAGTCCCCGGTCACCAAAAAGAAGATCGAAGCTTGGACAGCCGGGATCGATGATCTCCAAGGGACTATGGACGAGGAGGTATACCGGAATTTCAAGCGCAATAAAGTGCTGATCGATCTGGAAGAGATGCCACAGGAGATACGGGAAGAGATCGTCGCTAAGTATGATGAATCCACCCCCACGGACAAGAGCAAAATCTTTAATTACCTGATCAAGTATCGGTGCAAAAATCTACTTTCTGACATAGAGGACTTTTACTAATCATGCCGGTCAACAAAATTACAAACATGCGAGTCTACGAGATCTTCGAGAAGGTCGCGGAAGTTCATTCCCAGAAACAAAAAGCCGAGATTCTGCGCCAGTACAATAACCGGGCAGTTCGGGATGTGTTGAAAGGGGCGTTTGATGATACAGTACAATTCGTTCTCCCGGAAGGTACGCCTCCGTATACCCCCGGATCGTCGGAGAGCCCGGGGTCATCGCTCCTGAAGCAGTCGAAGAAATTCCGGTACTTTGTCGTATCGTCGGATCGTAGCAAATCGGACCCCAAGGTAGAGAAGATTTTCATTCAGCTTCTGGAATCGATCCATCCCAAAGACGCAGAGATCGTGGTGAAGATGAAAGACAAAGATCTCAAAGGGATGTATCACGGCTTAACTAAAAAGCTCGTACAAGACGCTTTCCCGGGTCTGATTCAGGAGTAATTGACGATGTCTCGTGACATCTGGGTGATCTCCGATACACATTTTATCCACAAGAACATCCTCGGGTTCACCGACAACGATGGTAACCCAATGCGTCCGGGATTTGACTCGGTTAGCCACATGAACGAGTACATGATCGAGAAGTGGAATTCGGTGGTCAAACCCGGGGATATCGTGTACCATTGTGGCGATGTGTTCATCGGTCCTAAAGAGGACTTCCTCCCGCTGTTCAAGCGGTTACACGGGACCAAACGATTGATCGTCGGGAACCACGATGACATCAAATTCATGGCCAAAAAGGAACTGTTTACCAAGATTACGATGTGGCGGATGTTCCGTGAGTTTGGTCTGCTGCTGACTCATGCCCCTGTACATGAATCCTCTCTGCGGCGAGGACCACCCGGACATGAGCATGATCCCGAGTACGATAAGCGTAGATTGGTCAATATTCACGGCCATATTCATGATAAGCCATCTCCACCCGGGCCTTATCGCTGCGTGTGTGTTGAGCAGATCAATTATACCCCAGTCAACATTGAAGACTTGAGGATTAGATAATGACAGATTTCGATCATCGACCCGTCCATGACATCGAAGCTATTGCTCAGCATTACACCGAAAAAGACGGCGTCCCGGTGCGATATGTCTGTACGACGGCGCTTGGTGATGCGGCGATCGCCTTTGATATCTTCTATCGAGACACACCGCACCCCAAGTTTGGCAACCGATACTTTGGGATTTATGATAATCCTAGAGACGGCAGAATGTATATCACCAACGCCGACGAAGTCGAGGATTATGAATTCAAATGCGGTGTGACGGAAGATGACCGGCTCGTGTACTCTCGGCATCGGTACGATTTGGTCGAAGTCGACGGTGGTGCCCTTGACGGTGGTCGCTCGTATACCCGTGTGATCGGTGACGTCGGGGTATTGAACGCCCGCGTAAAAGATGGTATGATGTACATAGTATGAAAGTGAAGGTCTTATATTATGGAATACGAAGTGAATAATCACACACCGGGGCCGTGGCGCTTGAAACAAACTGATGGTCAAGATTTTACGGCTATAGAGACTTTGGATGCTGTTGAGGTGCTTGGCACATCCGAATGGCTAAGAGCGGAACCCAATGACTTGAAATTGATTGCCGCCGCGCCGAAAATGTATGAGGCACTAACAAATATCATAATGGCAGTCGGGTATACCATCCGTGAACCTGATGTAGAGAAAGCTATCCTTGAGGGGTTCCTAGCTTTGGAAGAAGCGAACGACGGAGTCAAAGGAAACCTCGCAACCGAGGAAGGAAACCGCGAACGTGCGAAGCTAAATTTTCTCTGTGATGGGCTCGAGGAAATGAATAATAAAGCCAAAGGAGAAGCTGAATGAACGGATCAAAAACTGACGCCTTGTACGCGTTCAAGCCAAACAAAGTAAAACGCTACCCCGATGTCGTTTGCTCGTACGCGAAGGACAATCCAATCCAGTATCGTCGACATGGAACAAGAGAATGGGTTGACTGGGATGGCTCCCTAGAGCTTCTTGCCAATGGTTTTGATTGGCGATCAAAAGTAAAAAGGGAGTAACGGGGTGAGTGACGAAATTGTGATGCGGTGGTGCAAGGTCAACGAAAAGACACCACCAGAAGATACATTAATATTGTACCATGCACCGGGGATTTTTGATCCCAGCAATCCCGCAATATGGGTCGGGTATTACGAGGCAGATAGCGGGTGCTTTGGTTCCGGATTTGGATTTTTCTGTGGTGGCGAGGTGACACATTGGATGCCGATCCCAGACCCCAAGACAGGCAAAATCTGATGATTTTCCAACAAGTGATTCAAGAACTGATTGACCTGCACGAGCAGACTCGGTGCGGGTGTGAGAATCCTGCGTGTCGTAAGTGTCGTGATGATCGTCAAATCGAGTATGTGATTGCGATGGGCCAAAGAGCTGATGATCCACTAACCGATACCGAGCGCAAGCAGTTCGAGGTACTCAAGAGGATGTTTTTTCACATGATGCCTGACAAATCTCCTGACACATATTTTATATCAGGCGAAGGGGGTCCCAAAGATGACAACCGACTCCCCGAGTATATTTCGATTTGCCCTGCGATGGGGGTCGATTTTTCTGTAATGTATAAGAAAGTGGAGTGACAAAATGACTACATTTGCAACTGAAGTGGCCGACACAGAGTGCTTTGTTGATGTCACATACTATGATCCGGGGCGTCCGATGATTATCACGGGTTGGGGCTTTGGTGATGCCGAGCCCCCAGAACCCGCGGAATATGATTTTCGACTGGTCGACGAGAAGGGCAATATCCTCGAATGGCTTGAAGAATTAATGAGCGATGATGATGTCGAGCGAATCGAACAGGAGATCGAAGAGGCCGTACAAAGAGACGCAGACGATGCAAAAATCGATGCCGCAATTGATCGACTGGAACTTTACTAATAAAGGGGAATCTTATGCTATACCGTCCAAATAAAAGCGAAAAGCATGTCATGATTGATAGCTGGAGCGTTCGTGAAATCTCGAACGATGGGGTCACGACCCGGCACCTATGCGGCGTTGTGAACGGAGAAGGACGCGTATGTTCGCCGATTCAGGAATTCGACCCCTCGAATATGAGTTTTACCTCACAGTCAGGGAAGCTCTATGAAGCACGTGGATGGCCCGGGCGAAACAAAGATGCCGAATATATCTGGGCGGGCTTTTGCAAGGCAACTGGCGTCAAATCCACCGATTACACCGACGTGACCAAGGAGTACGTATGAAGGTACACATCGGGAAATACCGACACCATTACACGACATCGGGTATCGAGAGTTGGTGGCTTAAATTCAACCACGGGGTTGATTGGGATCTCGTGAGCGAAGCTGATTACACCCCAGTCGATCGTGCGATCATTAGGGTGCTCGACGGGGTGCAATGGATATTGAATCGGACGATTAACGCGTTCAACGGCTGGCGCGGGCAGCAGAAAATTCGGGTACATATTGACCCGTGGGACACGTGGAGTGCCGACCACACTCTCGCACTCATCATCCTCCCGGTACTCGAGCAGTTTCGTGATTCATCGTACGGATACTTTTTTGTAGACCCTAAGGATGCTCCCAAGAACCTTCGACCATCAAAAGAGCAAATCGAGCACAACGAAAAGACCGGGATGCTCGATGATAAGTCTCTTGATCGATGGAAATGGGTGATGGGGGAGATGATTTTCGCTTTCGAGTGTAAGGTCAATGAGGACTGGGAAGACCAATTCTATCACTTCGGGGATGACATGCTCGATGTCAAGTTAGTCGACCCCAAGGGATACAAGAAGACCCACAAGCGGATTCAGAAGGGATTCGAGCTCTTTGGCAAATATTACCAGAATCTTTGGGATTGAAAATGATCCCTTGACTATATAAAAATGAACCACACAACACTGAGAGAATTATAGGATGCCGATTTACAATTTCCGTGATAATGAGACCGGCGAAGAATTTGAGAAGGTCATGGGGATATCCGAGCGCGAGGAATACCTCAAGGACAATCCTCAGATCGAACAGCTTATCAACTATGGTGCCAACGTGGTCCATGAGCGGGGCACCAATTTAAAAGTCGACGATGGCTTCCGTGAGACTATGTCGAAAATCAAAGACACTTATAAAATCAACAAGATCAAGGATTACTGAATTCATATGATGAGTGTGATGAGCGAGGTTGTAATGACACTACCACCACCACTACCAGTAAGGAATCCTGAGCCCAATGCAGCAGCAGTCTCAGAAGAAAAAGAAGCTTACCACACACGACATTGTATCCATCCAACCACTAACCGAAGCTCAAGAAGAAGCATTCCACGCATTCCACAATTACGACGTTCTATCACTCCTTGGCTCCGCCGGCACGGGGAAGACATTCCTCGCTTGCTATATGGGAATCCGAGCAATCGCCGAGGCAACTCATTCGAGACTCCTAATCGTGCGCTCTGCAGTCCCCTCGCGTGAAGTTGGGTACCTCCCGGGGACACTTGAAGAGAAAGAGCAAGTGTACGAGCGTCCTTATTATCCAATCTTTGACCAAATCTTGAAGTATAAATCGAACAATTATATCAACATGAAAGACATCGGGGTCGTGGATTTCGAATCGACCTCGTATATGCGCGGTGAGACCTTCGACCACACAATCGTTATCTTCGACGAGGTGCAAAACGCATCATTTCAGGAATTGGACACCGTAATGACCCGGTGCGGTGAAAATACCAAGATGATCTTTGTCGGTGATGGACGTCAGGCAGATCTCCGGAAAAATGGTCTGAATGACTTCATCACAGTGCTCCGGGAAATGGACTGCCATGGGGCAGTTGAATTCGGGGTGGCCGACGTGGTAAGATCAGGGATTGTGAAAGAATATTTGATGGCAAAAGAAGAGGTCCTGAAATATGGATAATGAGGACATAGTCCTAGACATTTCTAGCAAAGACTCGGGGTACATTGACCTGTGCCCCGGTCCCACCGTATTTGGTGGAATGATTGATTTGGGAGACGGTGGTGACGACGAGATCATCCTGTCGGTTAAAGACGATGATGACGACGAGGAAGACGATGGCTAAGCGTAAGAATGGTGCAACGAAATCAACCCGGCGTGAGCGTGTGGACAGTCGAATGTCGCATGTAGAATCTCGTAATTTCAAGCGCCAGAAGCACAGGGAAATGGAAGATATGCTTGTTGATGATATGGAGGATTACCTCTCGGATCATAGATTCTGACCCATTGACCCATTTGCCCATTATCTGTTATAATATGCATACATGATGGAAGCAAAGTGTGAGGTGAACCCCGTGAGTATGAGATCGAGCATCACTGATGCAGAACACTATCACCTAGTTCAGTATATCAAGAATCTTAGACTTACAGCCCCCGATCAGGTAGATCCTGATTCGTGGATTGTTGAAGGTCTATTATCCAAGGGTTGGGTGGCATCGACGACAACGAAGCCATCCCTCAAACCCCGCCAAGTGGATCCACCCAAAAATCCTTGGCCTTTTGTGGTCGAGTCCGACGTAGATTACGATTAAGGAGATTATGAATATGAAGGCAAATCATGCGCCAAAGGCAACTATTATCTGTGACATGCAGTTCGGATCGACCGGGAAGGGTCTGTTCGCCGGCTATGCCGCACACCGGGACAAACCAGACGTCGTGATGACCTCGTGGATGCCCAACTCAGGGCACACTTTTGTAGACTCGGACGGGCGCAAGTACGTCCACACTGCGCTAGCTAACGGGGTTGTATCCCCGAATCTACGGACCGTGCTTATCGGCCCCGGGTCGGTGGTCGACATCGATGCTCTGGCTGCCGAGGCCGCGAATTGTGCAGATCACCTCGAGAATGCCCGGATCTGGATTCACGAGAATGCGACGATCCTGTCCAAGGACCACAAAGAGGCTGAAGCTGGTGGGGCTAAAGTGTCGATCGGCTCTACCCGCAAGGGCTCAGGGGCTGCGATGCAGCAGAAAATCGAGCGTGATCCCAAGATCCCGGTAACTGCGAAGCAGCACGAGGATATGGGCACCGGGGCTCTCGACAAGCTTCCTGAGTGCGCGGAAGTAATCACGCACATCGATTACATGGATGAGGTCATGCGGGCCGAACGCATCCAGATCGAGGGGGCACAGGGTTACTCACTCGGTGTGAATTCAGGATTTTACCCGTACACCACATCCCGTGAGTGCACCCCGACCCAGATCATGTCGGACACTCTACTCCCGGCTGATTATCTCAACAAAGTGATCGGGGTAGCGCGGACGTTCCCGATTCGGGTGGCCAACCGTTACGATGACGAGGGCCGGATGATCGGGTGGTCGGGCCCTGTATACCCGGATCAGCGGGAACTAGATTGGGAAGACTTGGGAATGGAGCCCGAGCTCACCACGGTCACCCAGCTTCCACGTAGGCTCTTTACCTTCTCGCGCTACCAGACCGGGGATGCAATTGTTGGAATTCGCCCGGACGAGATCGCCCTGAACTTCGCACAGTACTTGGAGCTTCCACAGTCCAAAGAAATGGGTCTGTCGCTTGATGCGGTGCACGAAATCATCGAGACTTGCTGTGAGACGTACGGAACTGGTAAACTGGCATACCTAGGATGGGGACCGAAAGAATCGGACATCGAGGTATTGTAAGATGGGTCTGGCCTACAAATTCGACACTCACAAACCGAGACTAACCCTCGTCGACCCCAACTTCATCGAAATGATAGCTGGGGCTCTCGGGGAGGGGGAGCGCAAGTACTCGGGCCCTGCGTGGAAGCAGGGTCTTAAATTCTCGCGGATTCTGGATGCTGCTCGCCGTCACACCGCGGCGATCGAGAAGGGTGAAGATATTGACCCTGACTCCGGATACCCGCATTCTGCGCATGTTGCGTGTTGTATGATGATGTATGAATATTTGAGGAGCAATTGGAATGGAGATGAAGAACTCGACGATCGAAACTTCGGAAAGTCCACCGACCGAGAAGATGTGCCGGGTGTGCAAGACTCTGAAGAGCGCCAAGGACTTTTACCCCTCGCGCCTAGCGAAGAAGGACTACGTGTGCAAGAAATGCAGCAACGTGAGAGCGTCCAAGACAATTCGCAAGCGCAGGGAAACGGCTGCAGCAGCTCCGACTCCCTAGGGGAGCTGTCGACCCGGATTATCGACTGGGCGAATCGCGAATTCCCGGGTCGGACCGCCGAGACCTCGCTAATCAAGCTCACGGTAGAAGAAATCCCGGAGCTTCTGAATGGGGGCTTGGATGACCCGCTAGAATTCGCTGATGTGTTAATCCTGTTGATTGATGTGGCATATCTTCGGGGCATCGATATCATCGGGGCTGCGAACCAAAAGATGGACATCAATGAACAAAGACACTGGACAGTGGACCCGAACACCGGGATTTCACACCACATAGAAGGAACATAGAAATGTCAACAGCTAACATGAGCCTCCGAGACGTGTATCGCTCTTCCACCGTCAAGCGCTGGGGTATTGTCGCGATCTCAAAGGAGCAATCCGTGGCCGAGCACACTTTCCAAGTCACGATGATCGCATCCCGCTTGTGTGACATGATGGGAGAGTCTGAAGTAGTACGGGGTCAGGTGATCGAGTACGCGCTGGTGCACGATATGGCCGAAGTGCTCACCGGTGACATGGCGACCCCGCTCAAAGACTTCATCGGACCAGAAGCGAAAGCTCGACTCGAGAAGTTCGAAGAGCAGATCTTAGTACTCGGCCGCTCAATCGAGACGGGTGACCGGATCAAGTGGATCGTCAAGATTGCAGATTTGGTCGAGGCCATCACATTCCTGAATCAGCATTCGATCACCGAGCACGGCAAGCAGGTCGCCGGCTATTTACGAGAGAAGCTCGATCGGGTGTCCGCCGAGTACGGAACTAAGGCACTCGACGAGATCGAGAATTCAGAGATGGTCACCCTCGACCGAGTGATCAACAACGCGGTATAGATCATAATGCCATTCGACGAACTAATTGACGCCATGCACATCGGGACTTTCGTGAAAGTCTGGGATTCAGAAAATGAATCTTGGCTGTACGGCACTCTTGCCACTAAAGACACGAAAAAGAGAATCGGGACCATCATGGTCCCCGGGATCAATGAAGGTGTAGTTAGGCATAAAGACGAAATCTACAAATCAGATGTTGCCGAGTGGATCGAGAACAACTCGAGGAGCTAGCAGTTGTGATAGAAGAAGATTATCAGGCTTGGGAAGCATATCCGCAATACAGGTGGGTATTCAATAAGCTCGAAATGGCGCTTAGACTAGGGTATCGTGCAGGGCCGGCGGCAACCTCGGTCACAGAGCCCGGGTATTATGTCATTCGCCCGATCTATAACTTGTACGGGATGGGTATAGGGGCTAGCGTTGTATATCTCGATCCCGATCAAGATCGTGAGGCGATGCTCAATCATGCGTATTGTGCCCCCGGGACTTTTTGGTGTGAGTATTTTGATGGTGTCCACCAGTCAGTGGATTTCAATCGTATCAATGGTGAGTGGGTGGCCCGATCCGCCACCATTGGCAGTCATCGCAGCACAGACAATCTGGTAGAATTTGATAGTTGGATCAAAATCACCCCGACTAGCCATATCGCGGATTCCCTTCCCGGCTTTATCCATGATATCGGTGTACCGCATATGAACATCGAGTACAAAGGAGACAAGATCATCGAGGTGCATCTTCGTCTTGGGAATGATCCTTTTGATCAATATCCAATTGGTACTCACATCATCCCAGTCTGGGAGGGCGGTGATTATAGTGCATATGAAAGGGCCCCCAATTGGAAATTCATTGGCAACATGCACGATGATCTGGAGACATACCGAGCATCTGGGTTGATTAAGAGAGCCAGACTCGGATATTACGTATCACAAAATCTAGAGGTAAATTGAGATGAGTGATCTGGGCGATCCACCGGGATCTAATTTTGCAGGAGAAGATGTAAAATCATATCGTATAGTGGCGATGCTTCCGACCGAAGTTCATGTCCAAGCTGACGATATAGAGGGCGCAGAGGTGATCGCAGAATTCTACATCGAGAAATATCCCCAAATAGATCATCCGATCGGGAGCGTCCATGGTAATCGATCGAAAGCAGGTGCCAAAATCCTGTCGGTCGAAGAATTGTAATTTTATAACCAAGGAGTAAGTAAAGATGGGTAAATATTTTAATTTCGCAGGATATGCGTCACGTCAGCAGTATTGGGCAGTGCTTGCTATTGTCTTTGCCGCATCATTCGTGGTGTCAACCATCCTGACGATCGTCATGGTATCAGGGTCTAGCGGCGCCGTCATCGGTGGCATCCTCATGTTGGCCGCAGTGGTCGTGGGTATCTGGCTTCAGTTCGCTGTCGGGGCTCGGCGTTGTCGGGATGCTGGTATCAATCCTTGGTGGGTACTGACGTATCTGCTTCCGTACGTGAATATCGCTTCGTTTATTGTGATCGGAGTCCTCAAGACCGAAGAGCGCGAAATGCTCCTCGAGGATTGACCCGGACAGTCGTGGGGGTGAGATGACTTGCCCCCATTGACAAAAGTGCCTGAGTATGGTATAATAAAGTTTTTAGTTGATGATGAAGAGGCACTTTGACATGATGATCACCAACACGAACATCAAGAATCTCCCCCAGAACGCCAATTACTTTACCGAGCACCTCTACACCGACGCCCGTGTGTGGGTCGAGGTCAAGCGTACCGCCACGACCGTGACCCTCGCTGAGGTCGTCACCAAGAAAGATCCTGATTGGAAGCCTGATTTTCATGTCGGTGGGTTCGCCGCTCATTGCGCCAACCAGTCCCAGCAGACTTGGTTGTTCGATCGCATCAATTATGATGCTACTCGCACCGTCCGGATGACCAAACGCGGCTGGGCCTACAAAGGCACCAAATTCAGCGAGGGCAAAGCCCGCCGGTTCTACGACTACAACTTCTGATCAGATAAGGCGGGGCTTCGGCCCCGCTTTTCACATGGAGCATTGATATGACGAACGATAACAAATCTTTCAATCCAGTTATGATGGGACCTGACCCACATCGTGTACCTGATCGCAGTGATTCTTCTCTTCCTGAGTCGCAAGGCACAATATTTGACATTTTGTGTGAAATGCTACAAAAGCACAATTGCACGTCTGCACGTGTTGACATGATAAATTCTCAACACATCGTTGTGACACCAGAGGGTTAATATGAATTACGTTCATTGCGATGGCGGCAGATCACAGCATTTTAAAGGTACCGCCGGCGATTGCGCGGCTCGGGCAATGGCCATCGCTCTAGATTTAGATTATATGGATTGTTACCGAGAGCTTGCCGAGCAAAATCAGAAATCTACTGGAAAGCGTAGCGCTCGAGGTGGCATTTATCGAAAAGATTTGGATGCGATTCTGCGAAATCATGGTTGGGAATGGCGCGTCGCACCACAATTCGAGGGTCGGAAAGCCCGAGCCTCGGATATGCCTACCGGCCCTGTCGTTGCTAGAATGGCCAGACATTTTGCGGCTATCATCGATGGGGTGCCGCACGACATATTTGATAGCTCAGACAAAATGATTTATGGATATTGGGTCAAATCTTAGGGGATATATCATGACGGATAATTCAAGCCATATGGATATCAATTTTGTTGATATCGAGGGTCGTCGGATCTACGCCGCTACCATCTATTGGCAGGACGGTTATATCACCAAGATCGAAGAATTCGGACCCGAGAATCCGGGTCTCGATTATTTGATCCCGGGGTTTGTCGACGCTCACGTTCACGTCGAAAGCACGATGCTCACACCGTCCGAATTCGGGCGGATGGCTTCGCGACAAGGGACCATTGCGACAATTAGTGACCCGCACGAGATTGCCAACGTTCTCGGGATCGAGGGGGTGCGGTATATGGCAGAGAATGCGGCGACCCACAGCCCGATCCCGATTTACTTCGGAGCCCCGGCGTGTGTACCCGCCACCGACTTCGAAAACGCGGGAGCCACGCTATCTGTCGAAGATATCGAGCGGCTATTTGCCGAAGGAAGAGTAGATCATCTAGCCGAAGTCATGGATTTCCCCGGGGTGCTGGCGCGTGATCCTTCGTTGATGGACAAGATCGAGGTGGCTAAAAGTCGGGGATGTCGGGTCGATGGTCACGCCCCGGGACTAAAGGGCTCTGATGCACAGAATTATGCTGCTGCCGGAATTCATAATGATCACGAGTGTTCGAGCATCGAAGAAGCGGAAGATAAACTGGCCGCGGGCATGGATATCATCATTCGCGAAGGATCAGCGGCCAAGAATCTCGATGCCTTGTGGCCTCTAATCGACCGGTATCCTGATCGGATCATGTTCTGCACCGATGATTTGCACCCCGATGACTTAGTCCTTGGACATGTCAATCGAATTGCCGCAGGGGCTATTAGGAAGGGAGCCGATCTCTTCAATGTCCTACGGGCGGCTTGCGTGAATCCGGTCAAGCATTACGATTTGGATGCCGGTCAACTTCGTGTGGGAGACTTCATGGATGGAGTGGTGGTCAAGGATCTCAATGATTTTGAGGTCATCCTCACTCTGGTTGGCGGCTTAGGGATCGTGCTCGAAGGCGAAAATGTCAGACACGATCATCATCCACCGGAAATCGTCAACAATTTTAATGCCGATCGTATCACCGCTGATGATTTGGTCGATGCACTCCCTCAGGGTAATTCGTCGTCTCAGATGCTTCGGGTTATCGAATGCCGAGAAGGGGCGCTTGATACCCGGGAGCTCATCTTGGAACCGACTTGGGATGG